TTAACCTGCCTTAATCTCGCCATGGGGAACCACAACCCAATCTATATGGTTTTGCGTATAGATCTTTGTCGACTTTGCATCGCTATGTGCCATTCGCCCTTGTGGATCTATTCCCTGCAGATCGAAAAGGTGAGCGGCCAACGCTCGGATTTCGTGAAAGGTTGGTCTTTCATCCATTGGCATTTTGTCGCAGAGACCCAACTTGTCACGTACCGCAGAAAATGACCGGCTTAAATAATCCGGCGCAACTTGGGTAGGGTGGGAAACCTCTTTGCTGCGTTTAACCTGCCGCTCAGGAATCCGATGAACGACAAACGGGCTGGCCACGTTATCGCGGCTTTCGTCAATGATCCGTTTCAATTCTTCCCCGATCGGGATTGCGACATGCGAGGCCTCTTTCTTCTGTACTTTCTGGCGGTGGATGTACAGCGTGCCATAAACCCCGTTTTCCGGCTGCGCCAGCCATACACACCCGCAGACTCCATCCTTTGGCTTACTGATTGAATAACGGATTCGTGACACTTCAAGGCGCGCGTGCGTCGTCTGCAATGCTAAATCCATCGCGGTGCGTAACCAGGGCTCGGCGGCCCGCCGAATGGCTTTAAAGTTATCGAGTGAAAGACGCTGGCGTTTCTTCTCTTCGGTTCTTCGCATTTTTTTGCGTGTAGCAGGATTATCAAACATCAATGATTCATCGACCGCATACGAGAACAATTTTTTAAGGAAGCTGACCTTCCGGTTTTGTACGTTCGCTGATGAATCTGAGTGGTAATGTTTTATGTAGGCGTTCACATGCTCCAGCTCAATATCGCAAGCTGGTATGTTGTTAAAGAATTCCTTCACCCTTAGTGCGTCGTTGTTCCAGTCATCAAGCGTATTTTGCGACGGACGTTCATTTTCAATCGCACGCGCCATGATGTGATCAACATGCTCGGCAAATGGTTTAGCCTCACCCGATGCGCCGCCAGAATCACGGATAAGCAATTCAACTGACGGAGCATTTGCCTGCCGCATTCTGAGGTTGTATTCGCGCGCAATAGCGATGGCTATAGCCCGATCTTTCCCTATGTTCTTTTTCTTCCCTGTAATTAAGGTGAATTTATAAACGCCGCGATCTTTATCAAATATTAGATAATCAGGTAGATGGCGGTATTCTCTTTTTCTTGGCCTTGCTGCCATGATTAACCCTCACTGATAAGCTGGCGAACCGCATGATTAACCATCGAGTCGACCCCCCATTTTTCAGATTCGAAGACGAAAACAGAGCCGTCGACGATTTTACCTGTGAGTAGGCCATTTTCGACCCAACGTTTAATGGTTCGATTATCTGGAATAGAGTCTTTGGTAAATTCGCGTTTTCCCCATTGACTCGCTTTCATAAGTTTTGCCATGGCAGGATCTCCATACAGCCCGGCTGCACCCGGGCGTGAGGTTTATTCTTCGGTGCTGGTGGCGGGAATAAGCTTTTGCCAGATTGCGGACACGTATTTTGCCTGGTGGCGAGCATCGGCCAGTGCATCGTGGGCTACACCATCAAATGGCATCTTGCGCTTAGGGTCGAAACCAAGTTGTTTGCCGAGCAACACCATGGTGCGCACGTCGCAGTCGTTCCAGAATTGCCACGGGCAGGTTTGGCCGGCGCGGTCGTAGGCTGAGCGTAAAATCACATTGTCAAAGTTAGAACCATTACCCCAGACTTTCAGATATCGTGGGTTGTCAGAGTGACGGCTGATAAATGAACTCAACTCAGAGAGAGCAAATGCAATGCTTCTGGTATCGTCAGTACAAATAGCTGCTCGGGCCTCTGATGATTGTTTGAGCCACCACAGGATAGTATCACCGTCAGGTGTCGCGCCCTGATCCATAGCACTGGCGAGGTTAACGGCCATATAAAACTCTGCGCCCAACTCACTGCTTTTCGGGGCGAAGAATACAGCGCCGATCGCGACGATTGGTGCAGCAGGTTTATTGCCCATAGTTTCGAGGTCGATCATTAAATGGTTCACGCTAATTTTTCTCCTTTTTCTGCGCTGCAGCTAACATAGCCGCCAGCGCTGTGTTTTGATCCATTGCTTCAGTTAGTGCGGCGTAGGTAACGTCCAGACGAGTAGCGGTATCGCGCATTAACTTCGCTGATGCTGGTGGCAAATCTTGTGATGCGGCATGTGCAGCCGCAACGAGGTCTTTTACTTTTACGTGTGCCATTAGCGCCGCTCCACCAGCTGGTTAAAGCGATTCATGAACATGCCGTAAGACTGCCCAGGGCGGACAGGATTAATGACGAATTGGTCAGTGGGAATAATTCCGTCGAGCATAGGCCAGTGAGTTCCGTCGTCGATCTCGAAATCACGGCGTTCGCTGGCCAGCATTACTAAGTCAGCATATTTAACGGTTGGGTGCTGCTCCACCGGCAGACCAAACTTTTTGCGTATCGCCGCATCAACACGTGCTTCTATAACCTGGTAGTCGGGCAGTAATCGCTTGAGCGGCGCAGGGATGTCTTGCATATAAGCCTCTGCCGCGTCATGCAGTAAAGCCTCGAGTGCGAATTCCTGAGGTACCAGGTGGCTAACCAGAACGCTATGCTGTCCAACGCTGTAGAACTCCGGCAGATGGCCGGCAAAGCGGCAGATGTGCGAAAGGGCTGTTGCAATGTCCTCAATGACGATAGCGTCCTCTTGAATATCGTTATAATTAAAGTGCTTGCCAGACAGTGTTTGAATAAAGCTCATCGTATTTCTCCGTTTAATAGCGCTCTGCACAGCGCTGAATTTTGGGTGTAGAAATCCCTCGCCAGGTGGCGATTAATTGCAGGATTACGCTTTAATAAATCCCCGCGGCGCCGGGGATTTAATGGAGAGCAATCAGGCTTTGAAGTTGCCGATAAAGGTTTCTACTGGCTTGCCGTCGAACTTACCAGTCAGCAGATCGCGGAACTCATTAGCAATAGCTTCTTCCTGGGCTTCCAGCTGGACGATACGCAGGACGAATACCGGGTCAGAACTTTTCAGCAGACTATTGCGCAGGCTGAATGCACGTTCGCCGAGTCCTTCATACGGCACACATTTGAACTCGAACGCTACCGGCATCACGTCTTTACTGCTGGCTTCGATACTCTGCATCAGCGATTTTTTGCCACTGAAATCACCATCCTCATGATCGGAGGCGTTAGTTTGCTGAATGGTGACGCGGCGAACTGCCTGTGCTGCCTGGGCGATTTTCATCGTGTTGCCGTCGGCATCGAAGGCAATAAGGTAATCGCTCCAGTCTTCCAGCCATTCGGCGATTTGCTTCTGATTGAGGTGATCGCCGTTGATCGACAGCAGCGCGCGGAACGGTGCGGTTTTTTTCAGTTTGATCGAAGCGACGTTATCAGCGTGGCCGGGATTATCAAGCGTGCCAATGTTGAAGATGGAGCGCGCCAGCATGTTATCGGCATCGATAAAGCAACGGGCTTTTTCGTCTTCCCGGGCATAACCAACGGAGTAGCGAACGAAATCGTCAATGCTGGTTGTGTCCATGGCACCGCGGAAACGGAAGCGCTCAAGAGCAAAACGCTCCAGACTTTCAACGTTGGTGTCTTGTGGTAGTAGGGCGGTCGGGCAGGCTAAGCAGTGGATATCGTTCAGGTGATAACCGGAAAGCACCAGGTCTTTAACCTGCTGAAAAGTACCGCTGTCTAACTGAGACATATAAATTCCTTATTAACTGATTAGCGAAGTGATATCAGTGAATTTGTGCGCGCGGTTCACTGAGCCGCTTTAAGCTTTCCGTCCACCGTGCCGGTGATTCCGAAGAGTTGCCCCTGATCCTCCTGCAGGATGGTGAGCTTGCCGCCCTTGTTAACCCACATTGGTGTTTCGGTGGTGTCCTCTTCCGACGCTTTGCCGCGGGGAGTTGGAGTGCTGTAGTTCAGCTTGTGCTTAATTTTGACGCGCTTCTCTTCAACAGAGTTGCCCATACGCTCAAAATCAAAGGTGAGGACAACTTTGCCTTTGTTGCCGTTGTTCAGAACGCCGAGCGCGGTGGTATTTAGAGCCGCCGCAATCTTGTTCATGAATACGCCGGCGTCCAGTTCGCCCAGGAAATCGGGCACTACTGTCATGCGATCATTACTCATGGTTTTACCCTCTCGAAAGGCGGCTGCCACCGCCGGGAATTTCTTCATACACAACAGGGAAGAGCACCACCGGCACCGGGAACTAACCCTGCCCGGATCCGAGTTCAAAGCGTGGACCCTCTCTCCTTCAGGCTCTGAACTGGTGCTCTTCCCTGTTGTGTAAAAAAAGGGCCCATCGAAGAGACTGGGCAAAGACTACACACAGCAATTCGAGTTGTGGCGGTGGTGCCTCCACCTGCCGGACCGGCCAGAACCGGCGACGCTACACCACAAGAAACGTATTCATTTCAAAAGTTGAAATAAAAACTTGTTGGCCTCGTCACGTGCGCAGAGCCGCATTACCACAACGGTGAGAGCACTGTTTACCTGCTTTACCGCGTCGCGTCTCACGCAGTCCGATAATCAGCAATGCTCTCGCCTGTTGTGCCCTTAAAAAGCTGGCTGTCACCCTCAAGGGGAAAGTGAGCAGCCAGAACAGGGATCACGTCTTATTGCTTTGGCCTGCTTTTAACCACATCAGGCGCGGTGGTTTGGTGTCGACAGAAAAAAATCTAACTTAACTTAGTTTACTAGTCAAGTGAAAACATCAAACTAAACTTAGCTTGATGCTTAGAGGAAGAGCGGGAAGGGATTAGAGTTCGTACTGAACGCCTTTAACTACGCCAATAATGAGGCAGTTACCATTGATCGGGATGTTGGGGTAGCGAGGATTTAGTGGGACTAAAAATTTTTGTGGGCCATCAATGACCAGTTTTTTAACAGTCGCTTCGTTAGTGCCATCAATACGCGCAACAACAATCTTGCCATGAAGAGGTTCGGCATCTGGATCAACAATAACGGTTGCCCCTTCAGGGATTGTTGGGAGGCCATTTGGATTGGTCATTGAATCCCCTTTGACCTCTAAAGCGAACGAGCTATCCCCAATGCGTAGTGATGTTTCAACCCATTTATCAACATCACTGAATAAATCAGCGGCCTTACATTCCGTAAACTGCCCAGCTTGAACCCAGGAAATCACGGGCACACGCCTCATTTTAGTTATGAGGGTACCTTCAAATTCAGTGCCGTAAAGAATGTAATCTATTGATGTATTGAAGAATTTAGCCAGCTTAACCAGCGATTCTCCGTTTGGGATATTCACATCCTTTTCCCAATAACCCACCGCTACGTCACTAACCCCGCAGAACTTACCAAGTTCTTTTTGAGAGGTTTTTGTAACCCTGCGTAGGGCTTTAATGCGCTGACCAACCGTTTCCATGAAAGCACCAAATTTAAAAAAGACTAAGTAATCTTAGTTTTTATTGACCAAAGTTAGATTGGTTATTAATATCTAACCAAACTTAGCTAAGGAGGCTTCATGACAACCGACGAGATTGAACAACATTTCGGCAGCACTGAGAAAGTTGCCGAATTTTTTGGCATCACCAGTGAGGCCGTTTACCAGTGGCGTAATCGCCCCGGACGCTTAATCCCTAAAGGACGAGCTGCTGAAGCTGCGTATCGAACTGCTGGTGAACTGGAATTCAACCCAGAACGTTATGGCAAGAATACAACGCCTAACGATCAGAAATAACCACAGAAGGGAGGACCTAGCCGTGGGTATAGAACCTGAATGGAAAGTAGATAAGCAGCCAGCCTGGCTGGTGGCCGCAATCAAAAAAACGATCACCGAGCTTCCTGGCGGATATTCAGAAGCTGCTGAGTGGTTGGGTGTGACCGAGAACGCGCTGTTTAACCGGCTGCGTACCGATGGCGATCAGATCTTCCCGCTCGGTTGGGCGATGGTGCTTCAACGTGCTGGTGGTTCAAACCACATAGCGAACGCTATTGCACGTCACTCGAACGGTGTTTTTGTGCCATTGGCTGATGTTGAAGAGATTGAAAACGGCGATATCAACCAGCGTCTCATGGAGTCAGTTGAGTGGATCGGCAGGCATTCACAATACGTTCGTAAAGCTACCGCTGACGGCGTTATTGATGCTCAGGAACGCGCCCAGATCGAAGAGAACAGCTATCAGGTGATGGCTAAGTGGCAGGAACATTTGACGCTGCTTTTCCGTGTGTTTTGTGCGCCGGAAAAGAGTGACGCCCGCGAGTGTGCAGCTCCGGGCGTCGTGGCGAATAAATCAATGTGTATGGAGAAATCCGCATGAGCAATTTAACCGCAAATAATCAGCGATCGCAACTTCGCGCGTTACCGGTTCGCGGTGGTAAAAGCGTTATTGCGTATTGCTATGCAGTAAGAATACCGGGCGGGTGGGCCCAGGTTAACCACAGTTTTACAGAGTGGGCTGTGGGGGACTTTATTGCAAAGGGAGGGAAGCAGAATGGCGCAGCAGGTCAATAACCAGCCGAATTCATCTTTAGTTTATGCCTCTCCTTACATCGCTGGTGCCGCGACCATGAGTAGCCGTGAGATATCTTCTCTCACTGGCAAGCAGCATAAGCATGTAGTGCGTGACATCGAAGCGATGATGCAGCAGTTGGGAGAGTCCCTGGAGGGGTATGCCCATTATTGGACACACCCCCAAAACCACCAGCAATACCGGGAATACCGTCTCGACCGTGAGCATACGGAATGTTTAATCGCCGGGTACAGCGCGCCGCTACGCATGAAGATCATCCGTCGTCTGCGTGAGTTAGAGGACAGCGCCAACGCTATACCGCAAACATTGCCAGAGGCACTTCGCCTGGCGGCCGACATGGCGGAAAGGAATGCGAAGCTCTCACTTAAGGTCCAGCAGGACGCGCCTAAGGTGGCGTTCGTGAATCAGTATGTCGAAGCCGGCGGCGCCAAAAGTCTGCGTGAAACCGCAAAAATCCTGAACATGCCGGAAAAGGCCATGATCGACACGCTGCTGCGCGACAAGGTGCTGTTCCGTCAGTCCGGCAACTTGCTACCTCATGCCCTGCGTCAGCGCGAAGGCCTGTTTACTGTCAAAACGGGTACATCGGATTATGGCCATGCCTACACCCAAACCCGAGTAACTCCCCGCGGCGTCCAGTGGATAGCACAGCGTTACGCCTCTGAACTGATGGGAGGTTGAATATGGAAGAGAATATTCAACCAATGGACCGTCTTTATCGCGACCAACACGGCATTGTTGTGCATGTAACTGGCTATGACGCTGCCCGCCAGCGTGTGATTTACCGCCGCCCGGGATATGAGTGGGAGTGTGTTGCTCCGATGATTATCTTCCGTGCCAGATTCAAGAGGATTGATAAGTGAGCGTCAAATTATCCGCATATGTCTGGGATGGTTGCGCCGCTGCAGGCATCAAAGGCAATAAGTTATTGATCATGCTGCGTTTGGCTGACTATGCCAGCGATGAGGGCATCGCATATCCAAGCGTTGCGACGATTGCGCGCCAGCTCGGCGCCGGGCGCAGTACCGTTATCACTTTGATCGGTGAGCTGGTTAAAGATGGCTGGCTGACCAAAAAAGAACGTCGCTTGGGACAGCGTAGCACCAGCAACCTTTACACCCTGAATGTTACCAAGCTTCGTCAGGCTGCAAATGAACATTATGAGGGTCCAAAATCTGGACGTTCAGAATCTGAACCTTCGGATTCTGGACGTCCAGGATCTGAACGTCCGAAAGAGCCAAAAAATCAGGGTTCTCAGGGTCCAGAAACTGGACACGATCCGTCAGTAAATTCAAATACAGATCCATCAGTAGGATCTAAACCTTCTTGTCCGGTTCCTGCGGAACCAGACCCGCAAGTGGTTCTCACTGATTTAGCGAAACAGGTTCTGTCCCATTTGAACCAAACGACAGGATCCCGCTTTCAGGTTTGTGCTACGTCGCTAGAACACATCAGGGCTCGCCTCCGCGAAGGCTTTACCGTTGCGGAAATGGCGCTGGTGGTGGATTACAAAAACGAGGACTGGAAAGACTCAGAGCAGGAGGAGTATCTCCGTCCAACAACCCTGTTCATCCCGAAAAATTTTCCAGGCTATCTCAAGCGCGCTGGGAATTGGGACAAGGCAGGGCGCCCGGCGAAGAAAAACGGTAAGTGGGAGAAGGGCACCAATTCATCCACCAGCGCCAGCTTCAGCCAGGATGTAGGCGTCGATATTGCCGAACGTGATCTTGCCTGGCGTCGGTACCACGGCCTTGAAACTGATAACGAGCCGAAGAGCGAAATCGAGGTAAAGGTTCGCGAGAGGGCCGATCGCGATGGGCTGAAAGCAAAGGGGCATGACCATGGTTTAGCTCAGTTTGGATGGAACAATATCTGGTCTGTAGTGGCCAAGAACGGAGGAGCTGCATGAATCTTAGTCCTTACAGCCAGGCACTGGCGAAGCTGCGCGCCCGGGAAGCACATTATTTGAAAGAAGTAGGTGATCAATGGCGGACGCCGGATCTGTTGTTCTGGGGGGTTAACGCTATGTTTGGTCCGCTGGTCCTGGATTTGTTTGCCGACGATAGCAACGCCAAATGCCCGGCATGGTACACCGCTGAAGTTAACGCATTAACGCAGGACTGGTCTGGCCGACTGGCTGAACTCGGTGGCGCAGCCTTTGGAAATCCACCGTATAGCCGTTCTCAGTATCATGAAAAGCAGGCGATTACTGGCATGACGCACATCATGAGTTATGCGTCTCAGCAGCGTGAAAACGGCGGTCGCTACGTTTTCCTGGTGAAGTCAGCAACGAGTGAGACATGGTGGCCTGAAGATGCCGATCACGTCTGTTTTATCCGTGGTCGCATTGGCTTCGATCTGCCGACCTGGTTTGTGCCGGCGGATGATAAACAGAAACCCACCAGCGCCTTCTTTGCTGGCGCGATAGTGATATTCGATAAATCTTGGCGCGGTGAGCGTTTTAGCTATATCGATCGTGTCGAGCTGGAAGCGAAAGGGCGGGCCAGTATGGCGCTGGCGCAGTTTGCTGTAGGTCTGGTATCTCCGGCCCAGGATGTGGCACCAACTCCAGCTGTTACACCCGTATCTGAACCTGTCATGGAATCTCGCATCTGGCCGCTGGAAGTCAATCTGGCATTCGGACAGGTAGACGGCGCCGCCGAACTGGAAGAGCCGCAACAGAACAAACTGAAATCCCACATCAACCAGTTATGGCTGGAGCGTACATCAATCAGCGAGATCATCACCATTGCCAGTGGGCTGGTCAGCAGTATGCAGGGAGCGGTCCATGCGTGA